GAATGTTCCCGCATCGGAGTGATAAAATCCGATGTGTTGAGTAGTGTTTTGCCTACTCACGTGCGCAAGTCCTTAAGAAGTTTCCCCGAAGAAGAAACTTCGATCCGAGAGTCAATTGAGAGTCATCAATCTCATTGTACTGTATCGAATCGGACCCAATCGGCAAAAATTCTCTTTGAATCTTGTGACCGATTCCTGAAAGTTATCAAAGCGTGGTTGACGGAATATCATTTTCCCATGAAACACGTACGTGACTATTTTCGGGCGCTTGCACCTCTCTTGCGAGAGGTGGTTGCGGTTGGGTATGGCCCGTTGAAAAGAAGGGTCAACGACAATGTAGCTTATATATTCCCACAAAGTGGGATATCGAGGGGTAGAACTACCCCTGCTATATTAGCTGGACACTATGGGAAGTGTCTTCGAGCATTGTGTCGCCGAATTCGAAACACATGCAGCGCTGAAGAGCGCGCATCTGTCGGAATGTCCCTCTCCTCTGCCCTACGTTCACTCAATCAAGGGGATGTACTTTCCCTTGAGCAATCAGTGAACGATAGGAAGGCTCGGACTGTTCCAGTCTATGATTCATTCCTCATGAATCAGCTGGAACACACGATTGATGATGTAGTTGATGAAGTATATCACAATCAGGTTGTCCACCAACCGAGCATGTTGGTCCCTCCACCTATGAACTCTTCGACGAGGACATCGAAGAAGGAAGGATCAACATCTGCACTCTTCAGTTCCACTTTTGAGGATACGGAACTACTGTTTGAAGAGTTGTTCTCTATGTCTTACACTCCGCGGGAAGGAGTTAGAGAACATCGCGCGTCTTACCCCACTTACTTTGACCTGCTGTCAGGTTGGCAATGCCCAACAGACAGAAGTAAGAGGGTACTCGAGATCATCGATAAGGGTAAAATCAGGACAGTAACAGTCAACAGTCCTGAAAATAATCTTCTGGTTCATCTTTTCCAGAAAACCCTTTTCGATGGTGTGTGGAAACACCCCGTGTTCTGCTATACCAAGGCAGAACCCTTACGTGAGCCTCATCATTTTATGAGGCTCACGAAGATCGGGGATGTATCGCTCACTAGTGATATATTTCCTTTATATATCTCTGGTGATTACAGTGGTGCGACTGATAAAATATCGGAGTCGCTCACCACGTACACACTTTGTTCGATCTTTTGGAAACTAGGTTTCAAAAGCGAACAACTCGAGCAAGTTCATGAGACCTTTAAGCATGAACTTGATTTCTATCTGGGACAGCCCCAGGGCCACGGATTATCATTTCCGCTGCTGTGTGTTGTAAACGCAGCAATAGCCCTGCTGACTTACCGACTGGTTCTCAAAAATCAGTCGTTACGATTGAAGGACCTCCCCGTCTGCATAAACGGGGACGATATCGTAATGTCAGGCAACCAACAACTGCTAAATAAATGGCAGGAAGTCGTTGCGGCTGTGGGACTCGAAGTGAACGTCAAAAAGACGTTTGTGTCTGAGACACATTTCACTTTGAACTCCCGGGCGTTCACGATCGAACAGGGAACAGTTGTTCCTAGTCGATCGAGGCTCTTAGCTATGCTACTAAGAGAACCTCGTTATGAGCTTCGAACTGATAACGGACGCCTCCTTCCGCGACTAAAGTCTGTAACCTCAGAGACTTTAGAACAAATGAGTGATAGGCTCAATTGTTACCTGTACTCGTGTTCTCACACGGCAACAGGTCTCGCGACGCGCACCAGCGTGGCGGTCTGGCTACGCGCGAACGGTTTGCTAAAGACAGAGCTACCGTTCCCCCTTTGGGTTCATCCGTCTAAAGGCGGACTAGGCTTAATTCATCGTCGCCTCCGAGTCTTCGAAGGACCGGAGTATTTACACTCGAATGAGGGTAAATTAATCGGCGAACAATTGAACTTCAAGATTTGCCAACAAGTCTTGAGGCCTAGGGTTCCATTCTTTCCTCTTACAAGGAAACAATCAGCTCTTGTAAAACAATTACAAGTGCTGAAAGAGAACCTGAATCCAACCGAGCCCGATTACTATCAGTCACCTCTAGTGACTAAGATACCAATCGGGGACACAAAACAGATCTGTGGTCATTTCATATCAAGGAATGACTACGTGACTAATTGTGTCATGTGCATGAGGTACCCCATTAGATGGGGCAACACAATTGTTGAATGGCGAGAATATGATTCTCACCAACCGCACATATCGGCCACCGAGAGGATTGTTAACTCGGTGAGAGGGCGAATCGACCATGGGAAACCTAGGTTCGATTCAAAATACATCCTCGAAGCTTGCTCTCTGCAGATCTCAGCAGAGTCAAAAACATGGCAAGTCGAGGGTGCACCATCCAAATTCTGTTGGATGTTCAAAGACACTCTGAGGAGGTGTCGTTCTCGTGAGAAAATTCACTTGAACAGGGACATGATCTTACCGGTCCCTCCGGATGTGGAAGAGTATATAGAGGAGAACTATTGGAAGTCTCCTTTACAGCTCACGACTCGCACTCGTCTTCGTGATTTTCACGAAGAATTTCCCGAGATAACTCTTCTACGCATATTCAGGGCCCTTTGCTCCTGATGCGCACGTGATCCTTTGGCACTACTCGGCAGGGTAGCACCTACGGAAACTGGTTTGGCAGTGTAACGCCATTTGAG